ATTACGTCAGTGAGATTACTGTACAGTACAGTAGTTTTATTTGTTTTATTTACAGTACTGTACTGTTGTCTGTTTAATGGGTGATTTGAAAAATCCACTTGCTTTCTCCATGACCCCGTGGTAGTATGAAGGTATCACTGTAGACACCCCCAGATTACCGTCTGGGGTTTTTCTTTATATTAAAGTACGTTTAATGCAATTGACGTCCGCTCGTGTACTTGGAGTTTTCGCAGGTATTGTCTATTTTTCACTGTAAACAATACTTACTCTCACACTACCAGATTCACTTTATAAGGTCAAGCTTTAACTACCGTACTGTTTGTGTATCTGTTCCTCAAGTTGGTTGGCTGCTTCACGGGCGTTCTTAATATTAGCCTCTCCGCGCGCGTTCGTAGCCTTCCTGCGCGCTTCTAAGAGAGTGTCGCGGCTTCTAGATAGACTTTCGTTCTCGGCCTGACGTTTTATCGCCCCGATAGCAGACTCGATCTTGCCGCGCTGTTCACGCCCTGGATTGCTTTTAAGCTGTCCTTCGAGCATCTGCAAGTCTTTAATTCTGCCTGCGTCGAAGTGCATTACTGAGTATACGTCCCTATGGGTAGTTCTACGCCCTGCACGTGTAGACGGTTGTAAATGTCCTCGGTGGACTCGCGGAGCACTTCAGCCATCTTCTGGATATTGAAATCACCCTGGTCGTAGTGCAGCTTCACCCAGGCTTGGACGTCCATATCGTCTAGCTGGGCTTCAGCTTCTTCGGCGCTGATCTGTGTAATAAGTTTACCCTTTGGGGCGTTGTCGTTGGCTGGTTGCTGGATGCCAGCTTCAGCGGCTCCCGCGTTGATCTTGACTGGTTGTTTCACTGTAACTCCTCTGTTAGCGCGCATTTGAGCCATATAGTCTTTAGCTTCTTGGCTACCTTTAGCAAATCGTGGCATATTACCCTCCTAATAATAAAGACAGGGATTTCTCCCTGCCTCTATATTACTACACTCGGTCAACTCTAGCTGATAGCTGAGCTGGTAACGAGGTTGATGACCCAAGCTGAGTTCAGGACAACTGATGCGAACTGACCAGCCCACGAAATTACGTGGAAGCGTTCTGCAGGGTTGTTTGAATCTGCGCCTGTGACAATGTACATCTTTGGTGGGTCTAGACTGTTGTCATAGACACCAAAGGCTTCTCGTCCGTGGATGAAGTTAGCGTAGTAAGGAGTCGTACCTGCGGTTACATAACCTTGGTTAGTAACGAGGAAGCGAACACCATACAAAGCGCCAATTTCACCTGCGTAGAGAGCTTGTACGTTCGAGTAAGCTGCAGCGTTCTGCCAAGTTGTAGTGATTATCAAGTCGTACTCAGACTCAGGTTGGATCTTACCGATCCAGCCAAAGGTACCTGGGTACATCAAAGCCTTGTTTTCCTTCAACGTAGCAACGGTTTGAGCGATCAAGTTAGCGGAGATAGCTCCGTTAGCGTTTAAGATCGTCGCACCTGACTGCAAAGCGTTTCGAACAAGAGCGTCGAGCGATTCACCCATGTTCTGGGCAACTACGTCGATCTTCTCTTTGTCGCGGTCATCAATGTCAGTGGTTCCAAGCAAGCGGGTTACCTGAATAGAGTTACCATATTCAGCCAAAGTTACGGTGACCTGCGTATCTGTCAAAGTGACAGCCGTTGGGTTTGTACCTTCTGTAAGGCTTGAGGTAACAATTGTCAGTGGGCTAAAGCGGTTGAAGATGACTTGCTTTCCAGCATTACCTTCAAGAGCTCGTAGCTGTCCACCTTCTTGGTGTACCAGCATAGCACGTGCTCTCTCTAGGAAGCGTCGTTCGTAATAAACGGCTACTTCGTTTGAGAGGTTTGTGGTGTTGTTTTGTGCCATTGATTTATTCTCTGTTAGCCTCTATTTTGAGCGAACCATTCCTCCATCTGAGCGGCTGTACCACCTTCGGGAAACTCGTTACTCGACCTTGTGGGTACGGTGCGAGACCTGTTAGCGGAACGACCACGAGACGATGATTCTGTCTTCGAGGTGGATTTCTCCGTTGTACTTGACGTTTCCAAGAGACGTTCGTACGGCTTTATGAACGAAGTGAAAGAATACGACGGATTACCTTTGCGGGCTTCGGCATAGGATGTCGAGATGTCCACATCAAGGTCGTGGTCATAGTCTTCACTGTCGGGATTAAGCACTGAATACTTACTAATAGTCGAGCGAATTGCTTCCTCTGACTTGGTTGAGACTTCCTTTTGATCTACACGATCCAGCAAAGCCGAGCCCAAAAGATCCATTCGAGCGTCAACCAGTTGGTTGGCAGTGTCTAAAATGTCCTTTTTAAGCAGTTCAGGTGTCACCTGTTCGACTTGTGAATAGTCTGGAAACTTAATGTTGTTAGCGTCAATTGGCGTCTTACTAAGTCTCTCAAGAAGCGTATTCTTCTGTTCTAATTCAGATTGCAGTTCTTTTTCCCGTTTTGTTAGTTCACTTATTTTGCGTTCTGCCCGTCCTGGGCGTTGTCCATCCCCCTCACCTGCTGCACCAGCGCTGCCATCACTAGCGTTGGATTTACCCTCAGCATTACTCGTATCGACTGTAGAGTTAGCTGTTTGTGATGAGTCGGATGCCACGTTTGAGGCTGCACCTTCAGACGAGGCGGGTGCGGTAGCTGTGGCGCTACCATTGTTTTGCGTCTGTACTGTAGAGTCTGCCATATGACAGTCCTTTCAGTTATCGACCACGTTAGAGCTCGGTCGACGCTCAAGGGGTGATGTCCCCTATCTCGGGCGCCCCATATTTGTTTTTGAGGCGTCCAAGACAGACTACATCGGCTCTATAATAGGCGCTCCTTTGTCGTTAAATCCGACCAGTTTCTTGCGTATACCAATCCACTGAGCATGTTCGTGGGGACATGAAGAGCAAAAGAGTTGCGGCCCGCGCTGGCGCCAGGTATGTTGAATATTCGCCTTAGCCGCTTCCTCAAGACGCGCTTTAGTCTCGTTGAAGTCGGGGAAGTTTGGTAGGTTTGCATCTCGTATTGCCTGCTCAAATGCTTTCTGGTTTGCGTCTTCCACTAGGTTCGTCCTCCAGGGCTTTAGCTGCCGTTTCTACGGTAAGCACAATCTGTTCCAGCTCGTCAGCGATAGCGTTCGTGGTGATGGTTTTACGGCCGAGCTCTTCTAGGCTCATGCTGGTAATGCCATCCTTGAGTAATCGTCCTGACCGATACGCTGCAATAGTCTCATTGAAGTGTTCTTTAATCAGCTCCCAACCTGGATGCCCGTTCAGCGAAGCGTAGGTCGCAGTTTGACGCTGCTGTTCGTCGTCAATCTCAACCTGTTCTTGAGGAACCTCGTCCAACTCTTCGGGCGGTGCGGTCAACTGATAGCCGCTGCGCATAGCTCGCTTACCTTTGTCCGCCACTGGTCACCTCCTGCTGAAGATTACTTCGTAACGCCTCGTGGTGAGCCATAATCTGGGCATGAGCTTGGGCAATATCGGGGTCAGTAATATGCGGGGCGATATGTTGCACGGTGGTCACGGCAGGTGCGGGTGCTCCAGCTTTCTTGACAGCAATCTGGGATTTAGTCTTGAGGTCGGCTTCCTGGGCTTGCTGTTGTTCGAAATCTTGCGGCGTTAGCTGAATACCAGCCTGCGCGGCCATCTGAACCTGTCCTGCAGGTGGTAGGTCGCTAATCTTAATCGACTCAGCAGGAGTGGATTGCTGGGGGCCTTGTTGCTGCCCTTGCATTTGCTGCGGTGGGCCTTCTTGGCCTGGAGGCGTAGCTTGAGCCAGAGGCTTGACAATCTTCTTCCAATCTCGTAGTCCGCCAGTCTTAATCCACTCCGTCCACAGTTCGGCGACGTCAATTGTCTTACCTGACTGCGCCATGACGGTCTGTAGAACTTGTAGGGCTTCGGGGTTTTCGATAGTAGACTGTAGGACTTCGGTAAGCTGTTGGTGGGCTTTGGCGTCGTCCTGCTCCATTGAAGACATCGGGTCAACCTTATACTGGTAGCCCTTTTCGTTCTTAATACGTGAGGGTTTGATAGTTACTTTGACGGTCTTACCGTCTTTAGAAACCTTAACGGCATCTTTAATATCAGGATAATCGGCGGCAATTTGAGCAATCTCATCCCCGAAGCAGTACAGTTCAATCGGGTTGGAGTGCTCGACGTCATTGATTAAGTTAATCATGTTACCAAACAGCTCTTGGACAGCTTTGCTCATCAACTTAGCGTCGATTGCGTCGCGAGTAGATTCGCTCTGTCCTGCCTTGTTAATGGCGGTCGGAGTCTTACCTGTGGCTGCGCTAGAAGATTCAGCCGAACTGGTGGTCTGAGACGTCCCCGTGACGTTGTTCATAGCTCCCTTGAGAGCTGATAGAAGAGCGTTATTGTTGTTGTCTACATCGGGGAACTGGTGATGCGAGACATCATTCGGATTAGAGACAAGCCACTTAGCGCCAGGCTGGAAGCGAAGCGTCGGCATGACAACGTTCCCGTTCACCACCTTAATAGGCGGATAAGTACGGAGTTTTATACCGTCAATCATTAAGTTATCCACAGTGTCGATTGCATACTGGATGTAACGGCCGCGCTCCATGTCACCCAGCCCCATAATGGAGTCAAGCGTAGGCATAGCGTACTTCAATACTACGGGGATCTTGCCATTCTTGTGCGGGTTTGGGATGTTGCGGATAACTCGGTTGCCGAAGTCAGGACAGAAATCAATCCAGCGCCCGTTCTTGCCAGACTCGTACTTAGTTACTACCTCAATGTCACCCGTGTCTGTAAACGGTGCGCGCCGCCTATACTCAAACATCGGGTTAACACGGAGGTAGTCAAGTCGAGCGGCTGGGAGAGTCTTACCGTTCTTCGATTCATCGAGGATTTCCTGGATAGCATCAAGGTCGTAGTCTTCAACATCTTCGTCCACGAGAGAGTGCAGCCAGTTACGAGGTTGGAAGGTAGAGATAAACACGAAGTCACAGTTTCGTACGGACAAGCGTCCCTGTTGTGGGAAGAAGTTGCGCATCGGTACGAGCCAGCAGGTTGGCCCCGTATAGTTCTCCTCGTCAGTCCAGTCGTAACACATCGCCATCGTGCCGTAGGTATTCGAATAGGCGTCCCAGAGGAAAAGTTTAGTCTCGAGATCATACTGTTCGTCAGCGTTTGGCATGATGTACTTCTCGAGGACGAGATCCATAAGTAACCCCTTGCCCTGGTTCTGAAGTCCGAGCGCGTGGACGGTGCCTGTTGGCATCTGCGCCATGACGCGTCCAGCCCGCTCGGTGACAATCTGCGAGAGCGTCCCGTCGCTCAAGCGTTGGCGAGTATTGTCGGCTGTTCGTCCCTGGACGAAGAACAAGTTCTCAAACTCGTCCCAATCTAGCGAGAAATAACGGATAGCGTCTTGGGCGGTTTTGTATTCTTTGGTTAAACTTGAGCGTAGTTCGACATCACCGCCTATTACATCAGTGGGGTCTTGTTCGATGTCTTGCGTGTGCGTATTAGTCTTAGATTCGGCCACAGTAGTCCTTTAATAAGGACACCTGCTTAACATAGGCTCGGTATCGACCTTACTTTAACAAGTTGTTAGCATACTCGTCAAGTATCACCTGAGTGATGTTGCCGCGATTATAGGCCACCGTGAACGTCCTAGCACCGTCAAAGCCGAGCGTTTGGGAGTCGCTTAATAGCTTACCTATAGCCTGTTCGGCCTGGATGTTATCGGGGTACTTGGTCTTGATTGACTTACTCCTAATAATGACCACAGGGTTGCCCTTCATAAACTTGATTTCCACGAGCGAGTTGCCATACTGGATCTGCTTACCATACTCTAGTAAGTCCTTACCAATATCTGCCCATTGCTCCCAGAAAGTCTTTTCCATTACCGCGCTCTCTGTGCTGCCTCAATTTGGCTTTGCTGTTCGCGGTTCATGGCCTGTAAATCAAGGTAAAGGTTCTTAACCTGGCGCTGCACTTGTTCGTGGTCTTTGCTTAAGTCTACGTTTATAGCCTGGCTAAACTCCCCGACTTTCATCGCCACGGTACCGTCTGTGATTGTAATTCGTTCTGCCTTCGGGCAAAGCTCTTGTAGTTGCTCTTGTGTCATCATGTCTCCTTAAACCCAATCTGGGGCTGTTGAACTTACTTGACTTTGTTCTTCGCGGAGCTGGCGGGCGAGTGGGCTTTCGAACGGGTTTCTCCGCTCTTGCTCTTCGTAGACCTGACCCGTCTTGGCGTAGGCTGGTACATCGTTCGTAGGTACGCCTCCCACTTGCGATTCTTTTTTCGCAGCCACGGCCAGATAACGAAAGGCATCCGCACCGTTGCTCGACCAATCGTGTAGAGGCTTATTGTCATAGACACGTGTTTCTTCATTGTACTTCCTGTGGTAGTTCTTTAAGCATGATAAACCTAACTTGACTCCTTCGTTGGTGTCAAAGTAACATCGAGCCAGTAGCAATCTTGCGGCGTTAATCCCATCTTCGATGCTAAGCTTGGGCGTGATTTTAAAGTTAATGCCAAGTCCACGGGCAGTCTCAATCCTAGATAGTCCCGACCCGTACTCTCGGATTTTAATGTCGTGCGGTGCGAAATGATCTCCGTAGATATAGGGCTTGTTTTGGAGTTCTTTGACATAGTAATCCAATCCTTTGTTATTAGCTTCCAGGTAGTCAATAATATGTACTTTACTCTCAATGAACTGCACGAACCAGATTGCGGTCGCGTCACCAATACCCAGATCCCAGTAGGTATTAACGGGAGTCTCAGGGCGAAAGTCAACCTTCTCGCCAATCCTACCTGCAGCTTCAGACTGCTGGAGTAGGTCACCGTAGTAACTACCTTGCACGGCTTCATCGAAGCTACAGAGCATCTCCTGGTTGTAGAGCTTTTCATCACCGTAGAGCGCGATGTACTCTTGCTTAATCTCGGCCAGTTCTTCCTCGCCTATTGCTTTAGAGTCGTCAATCGTAACCATCTGGGCGAACCAGTCGGGGTTT